AGGTCGATTTAAGCACCTTGCCGACTTCGCCGATGGCTGCGCCGATCATTGCCTTTGCGTTATCCCAAGCGGCGGTGATGGTGTCGGTGACCCCCAGCTTGTCCGTCACCGGCTTGATCACGTTGTCCCATGTCGACCGGAACACGGCCCCGATTGCATCAAAGGTATTCGACAGGATCGCTTTCCCACCTTCCCAGGCATCGGACAGGCCCGCTGCGGCGGCATCCATATCGCCACGCCAGACACCAGAGACATACTGACCAAAGCCGCCAAAAATCGCTTTGACGCCGTCCCAATGGCGCGAATAGAAACCGCTCAGCTTGTCCCAAGCCGCGGTGATGTGGCTGGTGATCCCCAGCTTGTCGGTGATTGGCTTGATCCCGCGCTCCCATGCGAAGCGGAACACCGCACCAATACCGTCGAGCGTTGTTGACAGCAGCGCCTTGCCGCCTTCCCAGGCATCGGACAGCCCCGCTGCGGCGGCGTCCATATCCCCGCGCCAGACGCCCGAGATGAAACGGCCCACCCCACCAAAGGTCGTCTTCACGCCATCCCATAGACGGTCGAACCAAGGCCCAAGCGTCTCCCAGTTTCGATAGATCAAATAGACCGCCCCAGCGATCCCGCTCACGGCAAGGCCGATGGGGTTCATAAGCAAGGCGCGCCCGACGGCCACAACCCCCGCTTTAACCAGGCCGAGTCCACCCGCGAATAGTTTCATGGTGCCAGATGCAGCGGCGCCCCATGGCACCAGTGCAGCCATAGACGCCCCAAGGCGCCCGACGGCCCAGCCGAATTTCGCAACGCTCAGGATTGTACGCCCCGCAAAGATCGCCCCGACCACGATCCCGAAGTTCCGCCAGCCGCCGACCATTTCGGCAGTTTTAGAAACCACGCTGCCGACTGTGCGCGATACCTCGCCCATCCCGTCAACAACCTGCCCGATCACCGGCACCGCCGCCTCGAGCTTGGTGGCGGCAGTGTCGGCAAAAGCCGCAACGTCGTCCCGGTTGGTAACAGCCCATTCGCTGAACCGCTGCATAGACCGCGTCACGACCGGCATCAGTTCCGATCCGATGGTGTTTTTCAGGCCCTTGATCGTCAGTTGTGCGTCAAGCTGCGCGTCGGCAAAGGCTTCTGCATCTCGGGCGGCTTCCTCGCTCAGCACATAGCCCGTGCGGCGCGCATCCTTGCGCAGCTCGGCCAGCGCTTCGGAGCCAGATCCCAGCATATTGACCATGCCGATACCCGACCGGCTGAACAAAGCCGCCGCAATCGCCGCGCGCTCCGCTGGCGCTTCAATGCCCTGCATCTTGTCCGCGATTGCCGCCATGGCCTTTTCCGGCCCCATGGCGATCAGGTCGCTTGCGCTTAGGCCGATCTGGTCGAGTGCCTTTTTCGCGGCCCCGGTGCCCTGTGCAGCCTCGCCCAGGCGCTTTTGCATCGCGGTCAGTGAGCTGTCGAACGTCTCTGTCGATACCCCTGATCGCTCTGCCGCATAGCGATATTCTTGTAGCGCCTCGATCCCGATGCCCAGCTTGCCCGCCGTTTTGGCGACCTGATCACCATAGGAGGCGGTCGAGCTCGTCAGCGCAAAGATCCCGGCGCCCGCTGCTGTAATGCCAATGAAAGATTGCCGGGCAAGGCGCCCGATCCGCTGCGTCATGTCGCCGAACGTCTTGCCGACGCGGGCACTGTCCCGCATCGCCCGCTCCCAGCGCCGCTGTTTGCGCGCCAGATCCTCGAGCGTGCGCTCTAGCGCCTCATACTCTCGGTCCAGATGCTCGACTGATTTGCCCTGTTTCTCTAGGTCTTTGCGCGTGCGCGACAGCTCTTTCTGGCGTTCTTTCACATCGCGGATGCTCTGCCCGACCTTGTCAAAGCCAGACCGGACAAAGCCGATTCCTTTGCGGAATGAATTCTCGACGACCCCGCCGATGCTGACGGTGGCGTTAAGGCGCTGATTTTTTGCCATTGATTTCCCTCAGACCTTCAAGCCACCACGTCATGCGGCTGACGCTCATTTCGGAGATCTCGGCGCATGACCAGCCCGTCTCGCGCGCGATCAGCAGCACGCCCAGGCGCGCCGCCTCAGGCGTCAGCCATTGAAAAAATCCAGCGCCTCTTGGAGGCGGCGGTAATCCCGCATCGGTGCCGTTTGCACCTCTTCGGGCGACAGGTCGGCCAGGTTTGCGATCAGCGTAATTTCATGGACGGCGTTATCGCCCTTTGCCATCTGGCGCGCGGCCATGTTGTCGCCTGCCGTCGGCTCGCGCATGGTGACCTCTTTACGCTTTTCGCCGCCGACGGTGATGCCCTTTGCGAGCGTGACGGTCACCGTCTCTTGGTCACCGTCGGCGTTGTGTTTGCAGTATGCGGGGAGTGCCGGATTTTGCATGGTTTCTCCTTAGATGCCCAGCGCCTTGCGCTGCTCTTCCAGATGATCGACGCCGTCGATGATCCGTTTCATGTTGATCACGTCGATATCGCAGACGACGCGCTGTCCGACGGTTTCCTTGAAAGCATCAAGCGTCATGTTCACCGTCAGGGTTGACGACTGCCCGGGCGACCAGGTGCCACGATCCGACATGATGATCTTGCCGCGCATGTTGTGGATCACCGGCGTTACGGTGCCATCCTCGCTTTCCAGAGCGCCGCGCGCGGTGGTCTGGATCAGGCGACCCGGCGCGATCCCCCAGAGGGCCAGCACGTCGGCGCTGTAATTCCGCAGAACAAACGTGGTGGTCAGCTTCTCCATGCCCATGTCGATATCGGTAGGTCCGTTCATACCGCCGCCGCGGTATTCCTCGGCGGCGATGGACGGGTTCGGCGGGGTGTAATCACCCAGCTCGCCTGCATAGCCGCGGCCATCAACGAACAGGGTGAAGTTTTTCAGGATGTTGCGAATAGCCATTAGCCCAGCGCCTCCGTGATGTACTCATTTGTCAGGTGCGAGCGGAAGGTCACCCGCTCGGCCGGGTAGACGGGCGTAAAATCGAAATTGAACCACACCTGCCCGTTCGCGATGCTCGCAGCAGTGTTGAGATCCGGGTCAGCCCAGCAGGAACCGCCCAGGATTGCACCCTGTGCGACAAGCGAGGCGATGAAGCCGTTCACGCCTTCGACAACGTCCTCGACGTAGGTTTTCGTGATTCCACGATCCACGGCCCAGAGGTGCGCCCGCTGAATGCTTTCGTTCAGCACATCGGCGGTGCGGCGCACGCACAGATATTGCCATTTCTGGTCTGCGGTCGGGCAACGGTTGCCCCAGAGGCGAAAGCCATCCTGGCGAATAATCGTCGCAACGTCGTTGCTGTTCAGCAGGTTCGCGCGGCTGGCCTGATCGCCCAGCTTGAAATCAACCGGACGGGAGGTGCCGACGATGCCGAAAATCCCCTTGTTGGAAGGCGATACCCAGAACCCTTCGTCATTGTCGGTACGGGCGATCACACCGGCAACCCGGGCAGAGGCCGGATGATCCTCGAGCGCGCCCTCGCTGTTCGTCACCTTGACCCACGGGTCGACGACGTAGATGCGCGCAGTGTTGCCCCAATCGCCCGCATAGGTCTGCGCGTCGGCGTCATTGGTGTTCGGCCCGTCGGCGATGATCACCGCGCCCATGCGGTCGGCGATGCCTTCCAGCTCGGCAACCACCGGGTTTGCAAAATAGGTCCCGGGGGTTTCGGTGTCTTCGGGCCGCTGATGGGTCCAGCCGGGCGCGATCAGAATACGCGGCGCATGGCCGACGACGCTTTCGGCGCCCGTCAGCGCGTGAACGCCCTCAAACTGCCCCGTGGTCGCATTCACGCCGCCGATCACATTGGCGAGCGTTTCCGCCTCGTCGACGCCCTCTTCGACGCGCACGACGATAACAACCGCCCCGATCTGGTCAAAGATCCCGTCGAGCGCATCCGGCAGCGTGCCGCCACCGGTGCCGTCGGCGGTGGTGTCGAGCTTTGCCGCCTCAAGGCGACTGCCCGCGATCAGAACCGGCGTATTTGCCGGAAAGGCGACCGGGTCGGCGTCTGGCGCCGTCCCGACAATACCGATAACGCCGGTTGAAATCGTTTGGATCGGGCGCGGACCCGTGTCGATCTCGATCACCTCGACGCCGTGGAGAAACCCAGCCATGTTGTCCTCGCTGCTAACTGCGTGTTGCAGCGATCATCGCGGGTCAGGCCCGGCTGCGCCTCTGGCGGTTTTCCCCGCGCCGCCTACCTGCTCAGAAAGCAGCGGCCAGTTCCGCAGCGCCCGCCGGGACCGCAGGCCAGTTCGCATCATCGGAAAGATCTGACCCGGATGCGACCAGGGCGGGCCACGCGGCGCGCATTTGGCCTATCCACTGGACCCCGGCAACGAATACCGCGCGCTGCTGATCGGTCATGAGGCTGGCACCGGCGGCGGCGGCAAGGTTGATCTGCGCTGTTTCGTCGGCAACGGCCAAGATCCGGCGGCGGCACTCGGCCTTGCCTGCGGCCATCGCTGCGGCCTGCTCTGCCGCTGCCTCCGCTGCCAGTTCCTCGGCAGTCTTGGTGCGCACCACCCAATCGCTGCCGCCCCAGCTCACCACCTGGTCTGCGCCGGGCGTCGGCTTGGGATTTGCCGCGACATACCCTGCGTCCGCTATTTCCTCGGGCGTGAAGGTCGCAGGATCGGTGCGGGCTCGTCCATCAGACAGGGTAATACGGAAAGGGAGCGGCGCCGGGGTCGATCCGTTGTGTGTGTACAGCATTAGACCGCCTCCCTAAGACCGATGCGTGCGATAGCGTCATAAGGCGTCGAAGATCCGGGGTCTTGAATTACGAATAACGTGCCACTAGCAGCAGCCCCGGTCATAACATGCACCCCCATTTCCTGAGAATCACGGGGCGGAAGGCGCGCGCCCAAAATCCCACCCTCATCTGTATTACTCGCGTTGATAAAAGGAGTTATTCCGTCTTGACCTCTCCGCGCTGAGGCAAACAAAACGGCATCGAAGGTCCGGTCGGCAAGGGCGCCGTGTAGAAGTCGATACACGCTAGATGTGTTTCTGCTGGCATACACGTAATGTGCGTCAAGCGCAGATGGCGCAGCAAAACCCCGCAGGACAGTGATACTCAAGCCCCCCAACCCGTCGAGCATACACGCGATAGAAGTTTCGGAACCGTCTGCCACTTTTGAGGAAACGAAGAGCTTTTCGCCGGAGGTCCCAGCGTTTCCGGTATCTGCCAAGACGGAATAACCCGGCGTCGTCACAACTGGATCGTTAGCGCGCCCGTACAACTGATGCCCCGTAGCGATCAGAATATCCCCCGCTTCGACTGCGGCACTTGAGAAGTCCAAAGACAGAGCAGTAGGGGCACCGTAGGTATCAGTAACGGCGTCCGAATAAATGAACATAGGGCCAGAGGCCATGCCGCCACCGCCCCCAGCGTCCTTGAGGCTCGCGCCCGGCCCGGCCAGCCCGCTAAGGTTCCGAACACCCCGCATCACACCACCTCGTCATAATAGGTGATTGTCACCTCGGCATCGCCATCCGCGGACGCCAGCACCTGCAACTTGTCACCCGCCCGCAGCACCATAGGGCCTGCCAGCATGGTGCGGGCGTCCTTGGCCGCGACTGTGACCTGATAGGCCAACCGGTAGACTGCATCGGCGGCGCTGTTGTCCGTCCATTGCAGGGTCACGTCAACGTCATTCGCGCCATCAACATTCGCAACCTGCACCTGCAAAATGTGACGCACGGTGTCGGCTGGAACCGTGAACAGATCAGCGGCAGCGGTTGTCAGCGCCGCGCCGATCACATCGGGAATGGGGGCAGTCATCTATCAAGCTCCTGTCCAAAGGGAAAAGTTGCGGGCGCGCTGCTCGACGTTTTCGAGGTCTACGGGCTGGGCGGCGCTGTCAGCTTTCACGCCCTGCGCAGCGGATGCCTTGCCGTCTAGCGCAACCTGCAACCCTGAAATTGCGGCTATGTCGAACTGTTCACCGCTCAGCGTTTCCAGCAGGGCTTGAGACGCGGAAAGCGCCTCATCTGCCTGGGCAAGGCGCGCGGCAAGATCGGTTTGCGCAGGGCCGATAATGTCATTCACCCGGGCGAGCGCGATATCCTGCGCGCCGCTGATCGCCGCCTCAAGTCCCTGTTTCAGGATTTGAAGCTCTGAAACGCGCGCCTCGATTTCGCCGATCACCCCATTCAGGAACGGCGGGTCGAGCCTTGTGTCAGGCTTGACCGGGAACAGCTCTGTAAGTGGTCGGCTCATGGCTCCCCCTTACGCGCTGGCGAGATCGTAGCGCGAGGCCACGACGAACGGCGCCGCAATGTCGCTGGTCGCGCCTACCAATTTCACCTGATAGGTCTGCGACGGTGCGGTAAGGGTAAAATCCATCACGCGGCGGATATTGCCATTCGGCAGCGCGTAATCGGTCGAGGCGGTCGGCGCATCGCTGTTGCCACCGGACTCGATGGTCGCGGTCAGCGTGTGCTTGCCCGCGTCCCAAGCGGCGATTTCCAGCTCGACGCGCACCGAAGCGGCAGCGCTGCCCGCGTCCCGCACTTCCGACAGGTGCGTGAAAGAGGCGCCGCCCTTGTTCAGACGCAACACGGTATCGGGCAGCTTGATCGCGGGCATAATGTCCCGGGTGCCCACCATGACAAGTTGCAGCTCGACCGTCGCCGGTGCCGCAGCCAGCGGGTGCGTCCCGGTGACCCGCTCGAGGCGATGCCAGGCGCCATCAAAGCGCACGTTCCAGTAAAGCTCGCACCCTTCGGGCACATGCTCGGTCGACACAATGTCGATATCGGTAATGCCGCCCGACAGGGTCACGGTTTCGAGCTGCACAGAGGTAAAGGCGACGTCGAACTCGGCGAAATACAGGCGCATCGCCATGTCTTTGCCAAGATCCACCGACCAGGCCGCGCCGTCACCGATAAAGAATGCCCCGTTGGTCAGCGCATTGTCGGCGCGGCAGGCGACCGCATAGTCGCCACCGGTCACGAGAATGATGCCGTATCGCTCGCCCGCGTTCAGAAACGCCGGTGTCAGGGTGACGGCATTCTCGACGCCCGGATCTGGATCGCCCTGCGAGGCCTGCGCCACACCGGCTGCAATGCTGCCTTCGGCAATGATCTGGTTCGGATCGGGCTCGCCATTCGGCGCGCGGCACAGGTAGACCTTGACGCCATAGGCATCGTCCACCTTGCCGAACCGCAGGCCGATAGAAGTCAGCCAGCCGCTTTGCGCATTCAGGAAGGTTTGCCCCACCAGGTAACCGCCCTGGGTGGTCGGCGTGATCGCCTGATAGCCGTTCCAGTATTTGATTTTATCGTCCCAATACTGTTGCAGGCGGTAATAGGTGACACCGTCCTCGGTCCATTCATCCGTCAGAAGGTAGTTTTCATCACCCTTGTTGAATGTCTGGGTCAGGTAATTGACGTTGTATTGCGCCGACTGCCAGAAATCGCTGTTCCCCGCGACCACCATGGACGGGCCATAGCGACGGCGGCGCTGTGCGCCCGGATAGATCGCAAAGTCGGTGTTCGCGTATTGGAAATTCGCCACGTTGACGGCGATACCCTGCCCCCAGGTGTCGACGCGCGCCACCTCAGAGAACGGCGGCAGGCTCCACCCCGAACGGGTCGTCAAACGCGGATCTCCGGGGTTCAGCAGCGCCGGGGTAACGTCGGCGGATGCCGCAAAGGGGAAGCGCAACCCCTCGTCGATCCGGGCATTGTAATCGCCATGGGCGGTGTCGCTCTCGGCATCGGTCAGCATCCGGTCGAAGCCATAAAGCAAACCCGCCTCGTCGATCCCGAGTGTATCCTCGAGCTCGGCAATGCGGCGCTGCATCTGTCGCACCGCCGGGGCGTTGATCTGGCCGACGTCAGCGCGCATCGTCGCCATGTCCGACGCCAGCGTTTCGACGCGGGTGCCGATGGCGAGCCGGAATTGCTCGACCGACAACATGCGCGCATTCAGCCCTTGCAGCGTCGGCAAGCGGTAGTCGGTCAGCAGGTCGATCTTTTCGATGCCGCCGACGCCCAGCGTCACATTCGCGATAGGCACATATGAGGGGTCCAGGGTCGGCGCGACCGGCGTTGCCGCTTCGCTCCCCGCCACATAGGACAGCGTCAGCTTGCGCAGGATCTCGGTCGGGATGGTCTGCGGCTCGACGTTGCCGGTTTCGCTGTTCTTGAACGAACGCGGCTCGTGTTCGGTTTCGACCTCGGCGCCGGTGCCCACGATGGTCACGATTTTCTTGGTGCTGGTCGGCAGGACTGTCACCAGCGACACGACGTCGGTGTCCTTGTCGGGGTCGGTGTAGAATTTTCCCCCAAGCCAGATCCGGCCGAAGTTCACCCGCACCGACGTTGCGCTTTCCTCGGTCGCGGCAATCGCGGTCCAGGCGGCATCAGGCCCGACAATGTCGAGGCCCAAGGCGTCGTCGCCCTCCACCGCGAAGATCCCGAACTTGTTGAGGTCGGCAAAGTTGATGAACTGGTTAAGCGAGTACGGCACGCGGCGCTGTGATTTGTTGACCATTAGTGAAACCTCTTGATCATGTGTCCTGCGGTGATGTTGTCTCCGGCGCGCGGCGCATCGCCTGCCGTGACCGGGGTGAAAGTGGTGCTGTCGATGACAAAGACATCGGTTCCGCCCTGCGCGCGGCGCACGGCCTCGATAGCCCGCGAAAGCTTCGCGTCGGCGCGTTCATCGGTCAGAAAACCGCCGATCTGGCTGCCGTCGTTGAACCATTCGTCGGCCGTCGCCTGGCGGGATACGTCGACGCCCAGAACGATTGTCACCGGCTGAAAATTGGCAATGTGATCGGACGGCAATGCACCGTCTGCGAAATCCGGCACCGCGACCGTCGGGTCGGCAAGATAGGTGCGGCGGTAGACATGCTGCGCTGCATCGTCTGCCCCTGCGCAGATCCCGTCGCTGGTGACGGCATCATGATCGGCATAGGACGTCAGCGGCGCAGGCGCGAATGTCTCGAATACAGCCTGAAACGGCGCGTCGACCGTGCGGGCGCGCAGCTCCACCGGCTGCATGATCCCGTCGGTTCGGAAGGTCACCGAAAAGGCCTGCACCGCGATAGGGTCTGCGCCCGCGAAATCGGCCACATCGACGCCCGCGCTCGCCAGCGCATAGCCGTCGGCAAAGGCGCCGCCTGCATCCTCAATCGGTTCAACCGCCGTGACCGACGTAAACCAGCCGCCCCGGTTCCATGGCTCGCGCTCGGCAGAAAGCACCGTCAACGGTGTTTCGCTACCCTTGCGCCAGATAAAAAGCCGCTCTCCGACGGCGGATTGCGCGGGATCCAGCGAGATAAAGCCGCCGGGCTCAGCCTCATTACCGGCCACACTGGCGCCGTCTGCGGTTGCCGCATCGGTTTCCACGGTGTCACGGTAGGGATAGGCGCGAAGTTGCGGCAGGCGACCCAGCCATTCGGCGCGCTGCGCGTCGGTCAGACCGCCCGCAAAGGCCAGATCTGACGGGCCGCGCACATAGGTCACCTGCACGCCGATAAGATCCAGATAGCCGCGCACCGCTGCCATTGTGCCTTTGAGGCGCTGCAAACGCGGCGCCTCGGCAATCGCGCGCCGCTTGGTATCCTCCGGCCAGTCCTCGAACCAGAAATCCACGCCGCGCGTCTGCGCCAGCCAGGGCAGCAGATCCGCCGGGCAAGTCCAGGCGTTCTGCGTGCCGGGCAAGCTCTCACTGCCCAGCGCCCAGCGCGCACCGCTGACGGCCTCGGATGCACGCATAAACGGCGTTGCATTATGTGGCAGGAGGGTTTCAACCATCGACCCGCTCCGTCGTGACATCAAGGCTTGCCACCTCGATCAGGCCACCCCGCCCGGCCACCACATCGGCGGCAGGCGCATCCAGACGCACCCGCTCCACACCCTCGACGGCAGCAGCGGCGATCAATGCGGAGCGGGGCAGATCCCGGCCCGGCGTCCTGCGGCGGGCAGTAACCTTTTCAATTGCGGATCGCGCCCGCGCGGCAAGGACCGACGGGTCAGGCCCGGCCAGATGTTCCAGCACAACGATCACGGCAACGCTCTGCACCTCGACCGGCTCGGCAAACACAACGTCGGTTGCCTGGCTCACGTCCTCGCGATCAAGGTGCGCCTGCACGGTTGAAACCAGATCCGGCGACGGCGGATTGACCTCCGCCATGATCGGCACCCGTACAATCGGGCCACCGGTCGACCGGTCCACATAGGCGCCCGCATCGACAACCTCTAGCGAGGCTTGCAGCGCCTCTGCCTTGTATCCACTCAGCCGCCCCCCGGCCTTCTGTTCGGCCGCAAGGGCGATCCGGCGCTTGTAGCGATCATCTGTTTCACCGTCAGCACGCGCCAGCAGGTGCAGAGACACGCCCAGGGCGTCGAGATCCGCACCAGCAGCAAACGGCAGCAGGGTAGACAGGTAGGCGTCGTTTAGCGCCCCCAGCGCCAATAATTCGCGGTATGCGTCGGCCTCTTGGAGGATCTTCGCCGGGTCACTTTCCAGCGTGTCAGCGTCATATTCGATACCGGCCGTATTCAGTAGCGATTTCAAATGCTCGAGGCGCACGGCAAGGATGGCCTCGAAATCCAGATCAGCCCGAAAGCTGGTCGGGGTGAGCTGGGAAAGGTCGATCAGTCCGTCTGCCATCACGCCACCTCGAGCCCGTCGAGGGTGACCGGCTCGCCGGTTGGCAGATATTGCCCCTCAAGAGCGACAACGACCCGCCCGGGACCGCCGACCTCGACCGCGATTTTATCAAGGGAGAGGCGCGGCTCCCATGTTTCAAGCGCCTCATAGGTGGCCGCTATCATGTCGAGGCGCGTGGAATCGTTCATAGGCGCGTCGACAAGCTGATAAAGACGGCTTCCGAAATCGCGGCGCATGACACGGGTGCCGATGGGTGTGGTTAGGATATTGCGCACCGACTGGCGCAGGTGCGCCAGATCAGACAGGTGTTTGCCAGTGTTTGCGTCGATGCCAATCATGGCCCGACTGTCGGCTATATTGGCCCCGCTGCGCCTCTGGCGGTTTTCCTATCCGCCCGCGAACACGTCGCCCGATCCGCTGGACGCATGGCCGCAGGATGCGTTGTCACCCTGGCGACAAACCGGGATGCCGCCTGCGAAGACCGTGCCGCTGGCGGATGCCATCACCGGGGCGTCATGGGGCGGGAAGCCGTGACCGGCCACGGCGCAGCCCAGCACCGCGATATTCGTGCCGTTGACGAACACGGCTGGCGCCAGAACACCGATCAGGGTGCCGCCTGCTGCGTCTTGGGATATGCGCGCGACACCGGGCATCAGTTCAAATCAATCTTGGGGGCTTTGATCCGAACCCCGCTTTCGTCGATCTCGATAGACGACGGGCCAACCTCGATCTTGAATAGCGCGGCGGTTCCTGCGCCTGCGTTCGCCTCACTGAACAATGATCCAAGAATGGTGCCTTGGGCGGTATCACCAGACGTCGACAAAACCTGCACCTGCTCGCCTATGGCAGGCGGCGACCAAACGCTGATCGCACCTGCCCGCAGCGCTAACCACGGCAGCCAGCCGCTTTCGCTTTCACCGCCAAAACTGACCTTGGCCCGTGCTGTGCCCGCGTCCACGGCAGTCACCACACCGAAGCGCACAATACCCTCGCGCGCCTGCTCGTTTACCGCCGCGCCGTAACTCATTCCTGCGCCTCCACGCTGTCAGAATAGTCAGCCTCATTGCCCGGGCCGATATCCGGGGCCCAGCCGATTTTGACCACATCAGGCACAACGCCCTCGCCGGTCCAGACACTCGCGCCAAGATCAATCTGCTGATCCCATTCGACGGCCCAGACCTCGAACTTGTCAAATTCAGGGTCGAACGCATCCGGCCCGATAAAGGTCACCTGGGCCGGGCTGACCGCCTGCCCCCATCGCTGACGATGAATCTTGACCCCAAGCGCAGCCGCCAAACGGCGAACCTCGCGTTTGACGCTGTCGGTGCGAAAGCCCAGGACGACCCGCGCAACCCATTTAGAGACGAATGGCACCTGTTCCGTGCCCGGATCTTCATCGGGCGCGCCTTCCAGGTCGATCAGCTCGACCAGCACCGCAGGGACCGGCAGGTCCTTACGGTTTTCGTCATAGTCGCCGACGGTGGCGAGCGCGGGGAAATCCTCCCTGATCTGGGCGAGTATCGCGTCATGCATGGCGTTCAGCTCAACGTTTCGGCTCATTACTCGCCCACTCCATAGATCGTGCGGGCGCGCACCTCGGCCCGGAAATAATGAAAGAACACCTCTTCGACCTCGTCGAAAACCTCGTCTTCAACAAAGATCTGCGCCTCGTCTTCAATCGGCATTCGCGCCTCTTTGATTGGATAAGCTCTCGATCCTGCCCTAACCTTGACAGTCGGGCGGCCTTTGGCGTTCCTGCCGATAAACCCGCCTGGGAAATCCTGCCCGCCAAAGCTGGCGCCGGTCGCCGTCCTTGATGCGCGCCCCTTGAAGGCCGACACGCGCATGTCATTCAGGCCGAACCACATGCGGACGCTGCCCATGTCGTTGCCACGTTTGAACCGGAACCCTTGCAGGCGGCGGCGCAGCTCTGCGGCGGTGCGCAGGTGCAGCTTGGTCCGCAACCCCTTGCGCGCCCGGGTCTTCATCGTCTGCGCGGTGCGGCGCAGAGCGCGGGAATAGGCGTTGCGCAGATCCTTTTCGCTCGCGTCGAACTCGTCGGCGATGCGCCTCAGTTCGCCCTGATCAAAATCGAAGGCAAGCACGGGGTCACTCCGTCGCCATGTGCAGCACCGCGAACCCGGTTCCGTCAGGCTGCGGATCTGTCAGCAGGTAATAGGTCCGCCCCTCGATCACGACGGCATCCTCGCGCCGCAGATCAGCGACGTCGGATGCCTTGCACGTCAAGCGAGGATCGGAGCTGTCAGCCTCATACTCCCCAATCTGGGCGTTCATATAAGGCTCGTCGAAGATCCCGCGGATGGTACGAGAAACGCCCTCCCGTGGCGTGACAACAGCCTCAACGGCGAAATCATCAAGCGACAGGAAGGCGTCGGGATTGTCCCAGCTCGGCGCAGGCATCAGGCCGGGGCTTTGGCCGGATCGGTGGTTTCAGTTTTCTTCGCGCCGGTCGCGGCCTTTTTGCGGCCCGTCTCCGGGTCTTTGATCTTGCCGCGCTGTTTCAGGCCATGCGCCTCGGCGTCGGTCAGCTCGACAGTGTCGTCGGGCTTCTTGATCCCCTTGTCCCAGACAAAAGCGCTGGTGACGGTGTATTTGCTTTTCTTGGGTTTCTTATCATCAGCCATGTGTTTCGATCCTTGTTTCGGAGTGGAGCCCCGGCCCGACCGGGCCGCAGGCTAAATCAGGTTGCGGATTAGGTAGCGTCGGTGCCGTAGCAGAGGCCCGCCGGGTGACGCAGGACATAATCTGCGTCCTGCATCGTCACGATCCGCAGGCGCCCGCGACGGCTATGGGTGTACGGATCAACCGTGATATCCAGACCGCCCCACATGCCGACCAGGACGTTTGCGAAATCGCCGTGGAACACATCACCGTCGGCGATCTGGTTGGTAACCTCGCCGCGATATCCGTTGACGGTGTTGTCGCTCTCCCAGATCGGCGCCCCGTTGGTGCCGCTGAATTTCTGGGTGGACTTGAAGTGACCGCGCATCTTGGCGTTTTGCACATAGGCCATGCGGTCCACATCGGCGTTCGCGGCAGAGATATCGCTCTCCATCTGGATCACCTCTTCCCAGGTCGGAAGGGCAGTGCCGCCACCAGATGCCGCGCCAGCGAAATCGACCACGTTCACGCCGTTCGTATTGGCGATGCCCAAAGGCTGATCATTGGTGCCCGTGCCATAGAAGCCCGCGAAATCCAGCGAGGTCGCCAGCGCAAGCGCAAGGTCGCTGCGCACCAGCGCCTCGATATCGAGACTGGATTGCTTGAGCGTGCGGCGCGTGATCTCCGAATAGGCCGCAACAGTTTTCGGGGAAAACTGGCGCTGACCCAGAGACAGCAGATCCTCGGTCGCCTCGATATCCTCGCCGATCCAGTAACCGGTCGCGCCGCCTTCCTGCGTCGGGATATCAGGGTTGCCCACCAGCCCCATCAGCGGAGTCGCAAGCTGCAAAAGGATCGTGCGGTTGCGCAGCATCTGAATAAAGCTCTGCGTCAGCAGCGGGTTTGCGATGGTGTTGCCGCCGGTATCGGCAGCGGTCGCACCACCGGACCCGGTGTTGAGCGGCGCACGCATTAGCACGTCCATCGGCACCATGACACCCTGCGCATCACGTCCCTGCGCCTCGGCGGCAGCATCGGAGACTTCGAACTCAAACGCAGCCGCTTCCTGGGCGCTGCGGTCTGTCGGGTTTGCCAGCGCCCGGATCGCGCGCAGGAACGAAAACTGCTCTGTTTCGCTGTCGGTCAGACCAATGCCGGAACGCTCGGAAATCTGGCGGTTTTCATTGCTGCGCTGGTGCAGGTGATCAAGCAGACGCTCGCGCATGTCGGACACACCATGGCGCCCAGCGATCATTTCATTTGCCAGATCAGCGGCACCGTATTCGCGGCCCAGCTCGGTCAGCTCGCGCACGCGGGTCGCTTCCTGCTCCTGCGCGCGGCGCACGATTGCCGTCTCGGCCTCACCGGCGCGTTCAAGCATCTCGATCACTTCGACAATGTTGCCGTCTTCGTCGACCTTTGCCCGAACGAGATTGCCGTCGGCGTCGCGGGTGATGATGGTTTTCATCTTTGTTTCCCTTTGTCCTGTATCCTTGGGCTCGTCCTGCGCGCCCGCATTCTCTTCGCCAGTTTGGCCGCGTTCCGCGCCGTCTGCCTCTGGCGGATTTTCCATTGACCGCCCCACGCCGACCGTCGGGTCAGCAGGCACCGGCACGATTGAAATCTCGAACGGCTCCCAGCGCGTGACGGTGATCAGGTTCGGCTGTCCTTCGCGGTCCTCTTCCTCGATCTTGACCACCCGATAGCCGACAGAGACATGCCGCCGGATGCCGTCGACAATGTCCTGAAAGATCTCGCTGGCGCGGGCGCTGTTGCCGAACCGGACAACCGCGCGCCCGACGCCGTCCCCGTCAATGCGGGCGCTCTCCACGACGCCGACTTGATCGTTCCAATCGTGGCCGACCAGCACGGCGCCCCCGTCAAGCAACCGGTCGAGGACAACCGCGTCTGCGTCGTGCGAAAGAACCTCGTCGCCAAACCACCGGCGCACCGGCGTCGTGCTGGAAAATGCCAGCTCGACCGTGCGCTTATCGACGTCGAACTCGCGAACCTCGCCCATCCGGCGCAGGCTTCCACCCTCGGCGCGGTCGTTGATCTGCTCTGCGGTGACGGCCCGGGTCAGGGACCGCCCGACGATATCACTCGCTTTTGTCGGGGTTTGGTTCGGCGTCGGGGTCGGTTTCTCCGGCGCCTCCTTCGGCTGGCTGTCCATTGCCCTGCCCTCCTTTTGATTTTGCTGTGATCAAGGCCTCGATCACATTTTCGGGGATCCCCGCCGCGCGCATCTCTGCAATGTCTGCGGAGATCTCGGCATAGACTTCGCGCGGATCGCGCCCGCGTTCGCGGATCACTTGCCCGCGCGACTTGAACAGGTTGTCGACGGCATCCGTGTCGGCCTTCACGTCCTTTGCCGGGTCGATCCACGGCCACCGGCGCGCCTGGAATGTGACCGCCATGAACTTCGACCGCTTGCTCGCGGGCAGCGGTGATCCGTTGTCGAGGGTGATTTTCTGTTTCAGCAGCGAGTATGCTAGCCACTGCTCATAAATCGGCAGGGCAAAGGCTTCGATCAGGCTCTCCTGCAACTCGATCCACTGGTCGCGCTCGCTCAATACGCCGTGCCGGATGCTCGAAAGGTTGACGCCCTCAAGGTCATTGGCAAGGTCGTTATAGGCAACGCCCAGGCCGGTCGCGACTCCGCGCAGCATGTGCTTTGAAAACACCGCCATTTCGCCATTTGGATATCCGGTTTCGACCCGTTTTAGGCGCGCACCGGCAGGAAGCTGGTGATAGACGCCACTTTCGCTTTCCAGCTCGATATCGTCAAAAGCTTCGTCTTCGTCGTCCTCTTCGAGTGCCGGGCCCATGCCTTCGTCCCACTCGATCACGCCGACCTTGTTTGCGCCTTCGCGGGCGTTGTTCAGCGCGCTTTTCTCGAACTCGCCAAGCTGGCGCATTCGCAAGAGCGCGGTCGCCATCCACGGCAGGCCGCGCTTTTGTCCGACAAAATCCTCTTCAAACCAGTGAATGATTTCATCCGCCGGAACCCGGATGAACGCCCGGCCAGCATAGTGATAGTCCGCCTGCGACTGGTCGAGGGTCGTGAAGTAATAGGCCACCGGGCGGCCCATCTTCGTATATTCGATCCCTGCCCGGATGAACTTGCCACCAGGGCGGCGGTCCTCGTCGAAATCAACCGGGCACAACACCGGGTCGAGGACCTGCAAGGCAAAGCCCCACGGCCCCGCATCCCGCCCGAACACCATGCGCACCATAAACTCGCCATCGGTGCAAAGCCCGTTGACGAGCGTTTTCTGGATTTGCCGAAAGGGGCGTTTCCCTTTGACGTCGCAATTTGCCGCCTTGCACCATTTCAGCCAGGCGCGTTCAATTGCCTTGTTTGCTCCGGCGTCCAGCTTGTCACCCTCGGTGGCCTGCGCCAGCAACGTGAACCCCTTCTGCCCGATCAGGTTCCGCCGCGCGCTGGCCTTGAATGCCTTCGCATAGTCGTTGTTCGCCGACTGCTCGCGCGAGCGCGCCACCAGAACCCGCCAATTGCGGCGAATGATCTGATCCGCTGGCATTGGTGAATTTGTCCAACCGCTCGTCATGCGGTCGGTTTCAGCAGCCGCATACATGCGCTGACCAGAACGTCGGCGCGGCGTGATCAGCATGGGCGGCGCGCGGCGCTCCGGCGCAGGCGCAGCGGGCGCAGATCGGGAAAAGAATTTACGGATCATGTCAGACGCACCTTGATCGGCCGACCAAAGGCCCGCCCCTTGCGCCGCGCCTTTTGTGCGGACAATTCTGCCCGGTATCGGTCGCGCAGCTTGATCAGATCACTAAGCGGGGTTCGTTGCAGGGACCGGTTGTTGATCGTGTAACTTTGCTGGTCGATGCTGGCGCGCCCCTCGATCACGGACTCGATGGCATCCAGAACCTTTCGGACATGGTCGCGCCCGTCGAAATCCGCGCCCGCCGCAGCAAGATCCGGCGCGATCATCACCTCGCCGCTCTCCACCGAATGCACGTCAGCGCCGTCGCTGGCGCGGATCACATAGGAATACCGGCCAGGCGCCCAAGCTGCGGTGACCGCCGCCGATGCCTCGAAAAGATGGTCCAAGCCATCGGCAGTGCTGACCAGATCAATCGCGCCCTTGCCACGCAGGAACAGGGAAAGCTCCCATTCCGGCGCCGGGAAAAGCGGCAGCTCGACCACCGCCCGGAACGTCAACCCTGCTCCGATTTCAGTTGGAATTGCGCCCACGTCCTCGCCCTGCTCAATGCCTGCGACGGCGGCGGCGCTTCTTCTTCGCACCCCAGCCGGTCTTTTTCGGAGCTTGGCTCTTTTGGGGTTCTGTTTCCTCTGGCGGATTTCCTTCGACCGCCTCCGCATCGGGCGAGATCTCGACGGCTTCGGCCTCGATTTCCTGCCCCTGCTCTTCCAGCGATGCGATCAGGCGCTTGATGTTCGGCCGCAGGATGCGCAAGGCTGCATAGGCATAGACGCGGCAGTCAAAGGCTTCGTTGCGCGGGCGTACATTGTACCATTCGCGAACCGCGAACCCCTTCACATACCGAGTTCGCAGCGCCTCGGCGGTGAACATGTCGAACCACGCCGGGTCCCGATCTTTCGGGAAATGGCAATAGCCCGGCCCCGGATCACTGCGCCGCGCCCGCTGGGCCACCACGACTTTCGCCTCGTCGACGCCAATGGGATGCAGGTAGACCGGGCGCACGCCCCGCTGTTTTGCTTTCGACGGCTGCGTGACGATGGGACGGCCCCAACCGCCGACCCCTTTGATCGCCCAGACCTTCCGACCAAGGCGCTTACGCGCATAGTCATAAGCCGCCTGTGTGTATCCGCCAACCGTGCCGCCGGTATCGAGGCAGGCGGCAGAGATCCGCAACTCGGCGCCGCTTTCGTGTTCCCACGTCTCCGAAAGCAGCTCGTCCAGCTCGTCCCAGACGTCCTGTTGCAGGGGATCGCCCCACAATACCCGGTAATCGACCGACCAGGATTCCTCGCCAAGACCCCAGCCGACGATCTCGACCTCGAGCCGGTCGCCCTGCATATCGACCCCGGCTGTCAGAACGCCTGCCCCCATCGGCACCGGCGCTGCAAATTTCTCTGCTCGTTCCATCAGCACCGACGCCTCGAGCTTGTCGCCTTCCTCTTCCCACGTCTCTGCGAGCGACACGTTCACAAAGGTTTGCAGAT